AGTTATAGTTGTATGCAAGAACTTCATAAAGAGTTAAATGGAAGAACTCAACACAAGGGATGGAAAAAATTATGAGGTTCACATCCGCTCAAGATTACAAGCTATTTCTTCACTTTAATCGTGAACTCATCAATACGTTCATTGATGTGCAAGTTGTGATCTATAAGATCAACATTCAAGAATCTAAGAAGAATATTTACGGCGAGTCCACTACAAAACGTTGGGCACGTGGAACGCAAATTCCTGCATTAGTAAATCGTGATATGACTACGACAGTAAAAGACATTCAAACAGTAAACGTAGAACAAAGTGTGGAATTTCATTTCCTCCGAGAAGAGTGTAAAAATAGAGGCATTTTTCCGCAAATTGGCGATGTTATCAGTTTTGATGGCGCTTATTACGAAATCAATAATACAAATGATATTCAGTTAGTAGCAGGTCAGTCCATTTATAACCACTCAATTACGTGTACATGTCACTTGACACGAAACACGAACTTGCAGCTTGAGGAGCCTGACCTATGAGTGATTTTAGTTTGAAAAATCCGCAACAACACAATGCTCTTGGTCAAACAATAGACGATACACAAAATCGTGGTTTAGATAATCGTTTTGAAGATGATGATGCGTCTCCACTACGAATTACACTAATGACTATTGATGAAATTATCATAAACTATCTTGATGATGTCATCAAACCAAGTATTGTAACACTTGATTCAGTTCAACGTGTACCTGTTATTTACGGATCTAGCGAACGATGGGCTATGTTTCGTAAAGACGGCTTTCTTCGAGCGCCAAATACCGAAAAAGCTCTAACGCCGATGATTATGATTCGTCGTAGAAACATTGAACGTGGTAGACTTGCAAATCCTGTCAACAAATATCTGGAAACTGCATGGGAATCAGGCTGGAATCGTAGAAACGCTTATGATAAATTTGCTGTTCTCAACGGCGTTACGCCAAGTCGCAAATTTCACACAGTTATCATTCCTGATTATGTAGACATCAACTATGATGTTGTGGTCTGGACCGAATACGAAGAACAGATGAGTGATTTACTCAGTCAGATTCAAGTTGAAGCCGAAGAGTATTGGGGTGTCCGTAACAACTTCAAATTTCGTGTAAAAATTGATGCTATGGACGGTCAAACGGATATTGAAGCCGCCCAAGACCGTGTAGTTAGAACAGCATTTACAATGAAAGTTGGTGCTTATCTCATTCCAGAGCGTGTGGTCAGAAATGCAAAAATTGTATCTACCAACCAAAAAGTTTACACTGCTAAAAAAGTGGTCGCAATGATTGAGGTAGATGGTACGAAAAAATGACCATACGTGATATGTATGGTATTTTGAGCAACTAAACTTATACTTATGGAAGTAACAGAAACACTCATTTGGAGGTGGTTATGACAGAACCCATCAAGCTTCCCGAAGAAGAACTTCAACTTCTGGTAAGCCTACAAGATAAGTGGAATGAACTTACCAAGCGTTTTGGTGAACTTCATTTTCAACGTAAGGGTCTTGAAGCTGAGCTTCAGGTTACCGACGAAGAATTAGACTTACTCGATCAAGAGCGAGTTGATGTAGTGAAAAGGTTACAAGACAAGTATGGGCAGGGCGTGGTAAATCTTGCTACTGGCGAGTTCATTCCCGACGCTCCGCTTACTACTCAGTAACCTTTTGGAGAACTAACTTATGGCTGAACGTCTAATTTCCCCGGGCGTATTCACCGTAGAACGTGACCTTTCATTCCTTCCTCAGGGTATTTCCGAGATTGGTGCCGCCTTTATCGGTCCTACGTTGAAGGGCCCGGCGTTCCGCCCGGTAATTGTTGATTCCCAGGAAGAATTTGAAGCAATCTTTGGTCAGACTACGCCTGATTTTTACACTTCGTATGCAGTACAGAACTACCTCCGTGAAGCAGGTAGAGCAACTGTGTGCCGTGTACTTGGACTTGACGGATATAGCAACAGCACAGTAGAGTCATTGATTCTCAGTGTAACGTCTGCATCCGTTAGTGTACCTGTTGGTGTTATTTTCCCTTCTCGTAAGGGTGTAACTCTACCTACTGGTTCTGTTGGTCCGGCTCTTAGCTCAACACAATTCTCGATTACCATTTCTGGTTCGAACGGATTGAAGACGTTCAACTCTATGAGCATTGACCCGTCTTCTAAGAATTATTTTGCTAAGGTGCTTGGTACTACTTCTACCACAACACAAGATGGATTTGTACTTTTGCAGTTCCCAAATGCAGAAGCATTTATTTCTGGTGCTCTTGTTGGATCGGGATCAGTTTCTCTTGCAATTGAAACTAACCAGTTAATGTTGTCGGGATCTATTTTTGGAACGTATCGTCAAGCTACAACGCCTTGGATTCGTTCACAAACTGTTGGATCTATCAAGTATAACTTGTTCAAGTTTCATACCCTCAGCGATGGCAACGCTGCTAATACGAATGTCAAGGTATCTATTGCGTCTATTCGCCCAAATTCGATCGGCGATGGATATGGTACATTCTCTGTTCTTGTTCGTAAATTTGACGATACAGACAGTAAGATCAATGTTCTTGAACAGTTTGATAACCTAACGCTTGATCCAAATTCACCAAATTACATTGCTCGTCGTATTGGTACTGCTCGTACTATTATTGACGCAAACAATGACATTTACCTAGAAGGTGATTGGCCAAACAATTCAAAGTACATTTATGTTGAAATGGATGCTGGTGCTGACGATGTTCCGACTGAAGCTCTTCCATACGGATTTGATGCTCTTGCTGCTCCGCTCAACATTGTTAACTTGCCAGCACCAAACTACGTAACTACACGTTACGCAACGCCTGCTGGTGCAACAACCGCAGTTGCAAACAACCGTATTTTTTACGGATTTGATTTTGCAGATACTACGGGTCTATCATACCTTAACCCACTACCTTCTGGTAGTGTGGACTCTGCGGGTTCTACACTTCGTGTAGGTGTGTTTGCAACAGGTTCAAATGAAAAGCCGGCCGGCGGCGCCGATGAAGGATTTGACCTTCAAACTATTTTGGCTGCACAAGACCAGACCGATATTCTTCCACAGAATGCTGTATCTATTCGTAAGTTTTCGGTACCGTTTCAGAACGGATTTGATGGTCAAGCTCCAAATGTAGTACGTGCTGTGGGTGCCGCAATTACTGCAACAAATACACAAGGTTTTGACCTCAGCGATTCAACTCGTTCTGGCGCACGTGCTTACAAGATTTGTATTGACGCACTAGCGAACCCAGATGCATTTGACATCAACATGTTAGTTATCCCTGGTGTTATTTATAGCTTGCATCCGTATATTGTTACACAAGGTATCAATATGTGTGAAAACCGCGGCGACTGTTTCTATATTATGGACGGTTCGCAGTTGGGTGCTACAGTAGATGCTGCTGTAAGTGATGTTCAGGATCTTGATACTAACTACGCTGGTGCTTATTATCCGTGGGTCAAGATTCGTGATGCTGGTAGCAATAAGACCGTCTGGGCACCACCATCGGTAGTAATGCCTAACGTCTTTGCCTTCAACGACCGCGTAGCTGCTGAGTGGTTTGCTCCAGCAGGTCTCAACCGTGGTGGTATTGATGTGGCTCTACAAGTTCGTACCCGCGTAGACCAGGCAAATCGCGACGACCTCTACGAAGGTCGGGTCAACCCAATTGCAACATTCCCAGGTCAAGGTATTGTTGCGTGGGGTCAGAAGACGCTTCAGCAGCAAGCTTCTGCTCTTGACCGAATCAATGTCCGTCGTCTGCTCATTGCAGTAAAGAAGTTCATTGCTTCAACCTCGCGTTACCTCGTCTTTGAACAGAACGTTGAATCAACTCGTCAGCGATTCTTGTCTATCGTCAATCCATACCTCCAGAGCGTTCAGGAACGTGCTGGTCTGTACGCCTTCCGTGTGGTAATGGATGAATCTAACAACACCCCGGATATCATTGACCGTAATATCTTGGTAGGTCAGTTGTACCTCCAGCCGGCTCGTACTGCTGAATTCATCAGTCTTGAATTCAACATTCTACCAACTGGCGCTACATTCCCTGAGTAAAAATTGAGTATGGGTGGGTCTGAAGTATGGCCCACCCCACCAATCAATTTTATGAAAACGATATGTTTTTGGCCCTGTAAGTAATATGTATTAATATACTACTTATGGGGTCAAAATGCATATATATGAAATTGTTAATACTATCAACAATAAACGATATATTGGTCAAACTACTCAATTACCGCAACGACGTTGGATATATCATAAAAAGCGATTAAACAATGGTACGCACACCAATCCACATTTACTACGTGCGTGGAAAAAATATGGAGAAAGTGCGTTTAATTTTCGAATATTAGAAACATGTAATTCATTAGATGAGTTAAATTGTCGCGAGATAGAATATATTTCAAAAAATTTGACAGGTTATAATCTACGATCCGGCGGAGACAATGGCGGCGCGCACGCAGAAGAAACCAAAAAGAAAATTAGATTGGCTCAATTAGGAAAGCCCTGTCCGCAGCGTGGTGTCGGAAATAATGCTAGAGGACATAAAAAATCAGTACAACAAATAATGTCTTCGATAAGATCAAAAGTTCCAAACGGATATAAACAAGTGGTAGATTCAAATGGAAATTTATATTCGTTTACTAATTTAAAAGCTTTTTGTCGAGAGCATGGTTTAGTACAAAATGGATTACGTCAAGTGATGTTGGGAAATTATGCTCACCACCGAGGATGGCGTTTGGCTTCGCCAGTGACGATAGGCGTACCATTTGAAAAATTCAAAATATCGTTAATTTCACCAACAGGCGATACTTATACAGTAGAAAACCTTAATCAGTTCTGTAGAGATCACCATCTTTCTGCTGGCAATATCTCAGAAATGATTCGAGGCAAAAGAAAATCTCATAAAGGTTGGACTTTGTATTCGACATCTAGTAATGGAGATTAGAGATGGCAAATCTTGTAGCAGAAAATGAAATGTTTTTTTCAAGTTTTGAGCCGAAAATGAAGAATCGTTTCATCATGTATATTGATGGCGTGCCTTCCTATGTGGTTCGAAAAATTGAACGTCCTAAGTATTCCGCAGAAGCTAAGGTGCTTCCGCACATCAACCTTGAGCGTTATGTCAAGGGTAAGTCAAAGTGGGGTCCAATTTCGTTGACTCTTTATGACCCAATTGTTCCCTCTGGCGCACAAGCAGTTATGGAATGGGTTCGTCTTCACCACGAATCTATTACCGGTCGTGATGGTTACGCTGACTTCTATAAGAAGGACATCGTATTTAATATGCTTGGACCTGTTGGTGATAAGGTAGAAGAGTGGATTGGTAAGGGTTGTCTTGTAACTGAAGCTAACTTCGGTGATGCCGATTGGGGTACAGACGAACCTGCCGAAATCAATTTGACAATCCAGGCAGATTATTGGATTCTCAACTACTAATATAACAGATAGACAATTAGTAGGTTCTATCTCCACTGGGCAAGGTGGTGTCTATACTCTATTTATACTGAGTGTAGACACCACTTTTCTTTTTATCAGAGAGTCGGTATGGCCTGTGAACTAAACAACATTTACGACATTTGCATACTTCAAAATCAAACTTTTGAACTGCCGTTTCAGCTCTATAATGATAATGGAGTAACACCAATCAATATTTCTGGTTGGTCTTTTACGGGTTCAATCAAATCTCAATTTACTGACCCAGTTCCTGCTTTATTTTTTACTGCTTCAGTAATAAATGCCGTATCCGGCAGTATCAGATTATATCTTGGTGCAGAAACCACTTGGGCTCTTACAGGCTCGAAGTATGTGTATGATGTTATCGGCAACAATTCTAATGTCACGCCGGTAGAAACTTTGCGACTTATGCAAGGTAAGGTATCGGTACGTCCTGGAGTAACCGAACCGTGATAATTCGTGTATCAGGATCGACGCCGGGAAATTCAGTAAATCTTACTGTAACAGGTAATGGCGTACCTGGTTCTGCCGGTATTAATGTAAATATACCGCAATTTATAAGTCAAGCTAACAGCGCACTTAGTTCAAGTTACGCTGGTACTGCTTCATTTGCGTTTACTACTCTCGGTGTACAAGAGTCTGCTTCGTATGCAGAATACGCTGAAGTTGCTGGAATTGCTGGAATTGCTCAAAGTGGTACGGGATCTTTTTCAGGTACTTTTATCGGTAATGGTGCTGGACTTATTGGTGTAGTTTCTACATCACTTGCGGCTACTTCAAGTGTCGCAAACAGCCTTTCATTTATTCCAACTACATCAAGTTTTGCAAATACTAGTGACTGGGGCGGAATAAACAATAAACCGATTGGATTGGTATCTGGCAGCGAACAAATATTTGTCAATAACACAGCAAGTGTTGACAGAGTTGAAACAAATACTTTAAGCGTAACTACATCGGCTTCTATCAACTATCTACAAGCAAATGTTATAGTTAATAACGTATCTGGCAGTTTCAATGTATTAACAACAAATAATCTTAGTGTATCAAATTCAGGAAGTTTTTCTGGTCCTGTTGTTGCTTCTCAATTTGTTGGCACTGCGTCTGCTGCCGTATCGAGCAGTCACGCAAGTACAGCGTCTGCAATCACTTTCATTCCTAGTACAGCAAGTTATGCTGAAACAGATTGGAACGCAATCAACAACCGACCAATTGGAATTGTATCAAGTAGTGCTCAAGCGTCTGGTTGGACTGTAGCTAGCGCATCTTCGGCTCAATTTATTGAATCGGGTGGTGTATCCGGTAGCTTTACATTTGGCGCAGCTCAATTATTTACTGGTCAAGCTGGTGGATTGCGCGTCAATACAAATTTGTATGTGTCAAATTTAATTTTAGCTACTTCAGGTACAATACAGTTTGGTACAGGTTCTAACTGGGGCGGATCAATCATCAACGATGGCAACGGTGTATTTCGTTTTATTGATCAGTCAGGCGGTGGATTTCCTCAAATAGTTCTTGGCAG